GCCTCTGCCCGGTCCACTGGTAAGTCTTCCCGTTCAGTGTGGCTTCGATCGTATACGAAGCCGCCATGTCAACTTCTGCTACCGGCCCGGTTATCGTCCCCTCCGTGGTCACGTTGACGGTGATGGGGTCGGTGGAGCGAAGGCCAGCAGCCGCCAAGGGGATATGGGTTCCGTCCCGCCACCCGCAGGGTGTGTCCGCCAACCGATACGCTAGCGCCATTGAACTGCCGGGCGGATGGTAGCAGCCAAACTGGTCTATAGCCCCGCCCCGGGCGTCTACAGGGCTCTTTCCGTCCGACAGGTCGTATCGCTCGTACTCGGACCAACCACACCCCGGGCAGCCGTAGGGGCCGCATTCGACCCCGACTCCAATGTCGACTTCGACCCGGTCGCAGGGCTCATTGCATTTGGGGCAGTTCATGGGCGGTTCCTCAGGGAGAGCGAGTAAGTGAATGATATAGGTCGGCCAGATTGGCGCGGACGACCTCTTTCGGCGGCTCGGTGTAGTTGGCAATGAGCCAGCCGAAGAACAGTCCGGTAGCGAATACGAATATCATTCTCACTTCAGCGCTCCTTGCTCATGGAGTCTCATCTTCTGAGATCAGCGGATAAGGTGCGACTTCCGCCTTGATCGGGGTCGCATCGTCTGGGCGCCTACCTCGGATGAATTTAACAACCCCGCCGTATTTGGGGAACCAAAACACTCCGTGCGCCCAATCGTCGTCTTCTGGCTTGTTGTGTTCGGTCATCGGGGCTTCCTCAGGGAGTATAGGGCGTGGAACGCCGGGACGCAGTTCACCAATCCATCTTGTTCGTTAGCGGCTCGGCCCATGAGATAGTATGAATCCAACTTTTCTAGCGTACCGGACTCTCTCAATTTTTCAATATCTCGAAGCCCTTGCGGGTTACGTGCAAAAAACTCTTTAGCTTCTTGTTTGGTCATGCTCGATTCCTCAGGGAGAGCGAGGTAGTGGCTGACTAAGAGAACTGGCGGATACTGTTAAGCCGCTAGCAGGCCACCGATTTTGTTTTTCGATATACTTGATCGTATACATCAGGGCATCGATCAACTCCTCCCTCGAAAGATCGATAAGAAACTTGCCGCGATATGTGATTTTTTCAGCGCTCAAAAGGTCCATCATTCCCTCACTTCGTGACTGATTGCCCATCACTGCCACTCACAAACGAAAACTCTCGAATCTTCCCGGTCCAAAAATCTTGCGCCTTGGCGGCTGCCTCGCAATCCGCCTTGGTCTTGCCGTAGGTGACGACGTGAGTCCGCTCACCATCCCAGCCGATCAAGAGAACCTGCTTCAGGTCGTGTTTTTCGGCTACCGCCTTCGCGGTAGCGATCGGGATACGTCTGGGCATTAATGAATCTCCCTCGTGAGTTCCCGCCAAGCGTCCCGGTGTATGCGCTGGGCTTCAATGAATTCCGTTTGTGCCGACGCGTAAGCTTTAGTAGCTTTGTCTAGCCGTTCCTTGGTCTTCATCAGGTGGTCGTTTTTGTCGTACATCACGCACCCCTCTTTGTTGCAGCCGCAGCAAGCTTCTTCTGATTGGCGGCCTTCGTGTAGCGCTCAACTTCCTTCATGGTCGTGTGTCCGGTGATAGACATAATTTCCTTTTCGGTCGCGCTGTTGTCGGCAAGCCGGGTTGCTGCAGCCTTTCGCAAGCCGTGCGATCGGCCGGGGACGTTCGCAGCTATGCAGGCGCCCGCGAAAAACTCGGTGAAGCTCGCCCGCGTGTGAGGCTTGCCGCTCGCTTGAGCCAGAAACGTCTTCGTTTCAATTCCATCAATCAATTTTTCAAGCTCCGGACGAAGCGGGATTTGCAAATGAACCGGCTTGCTATTCCTGTTTTTGTGTTGCGTGAAATCCAACCATTTGCCGTCTTCGTGCTGCTTCACGTGCTCCGGCCCGAACTGCCGAACGTCGGAAGCCCGCTGCCCGGTGTAGAGCAGCAAGCCAAGTGCTAGCCGTTCTTGCGTCCCCATGGCCCATGTAGATTCGAACGTCTCGACTTCCTCAAGAGTCCACGTGTGGTGACCGTCAGCATTCTTCGGCTTCAATCGACGGAAGGCCGCAGCCGGATTCGTCTCGATATGATCGGCGTCGACAGCCCAACGAAAGAGAACATGCAGCGCCTTCACGATCTCGTTTGACATGCTTGGCGTTTCGGCGTGCCGGTCGCGGATGGCGCGGACAGCTTGCCGGTTCCAAGCTGTCAACGGCACGTCACCGAAGAGAACCTTGCTGCCGTCCTTGATCGGCATGCGAGCGACGCGGCGATAGATGCGGCCACGCATCGGCTTTGACAGCGCGTCGTCAAGCCCCTTCCACTCGCCAGTTTCGTAATACTGTTCAAGAAGCCAATTGAAATCGTTCACCTTGCGCGGCACGATCGGCCCGGGTGTGATCGCCACAACGTTTTCGCCACCCATCGCCGCGGCCCAACGGGCCATGAACGCTGGAGTCCACGGCACGCCTTCAATGCGAACCTTCGGCTTCTTTGGGCGGCGAAAATAGAATCGCTCTTTCTTGTCCGGCCCGATGTCGCACGTGATGTATTTGGGCAGCTTGCGGCGGGTGGTCATTGTGAACTAACCGTTATCAGCGTGGTTGGCGTAGCGATTCAGAGCGTGCAAAATTCCAACCCGAGTCGGCTCAACATCGATTAGCTCAATGTCGCCTTGTTGGTCTATTACGTCTCCGGGGCTGTTCTTTCTCCAAACGTTTAGGGCCTTTTCGGCCTCGCGCCTACTTGCGAAGTATTCGTAGCCTGCGCTGGTCCCACCCTCACAGATGCGGTGAAGTTGATAGAATTTCATTGTGATTGTTCCTGATAAATCTGGCCGTACATAAAAACCGGGGCTGCCGGCGGCAACTTGCACTCGTCCCAATGACGTGCGCCGCATGTGCTACAATAGAAATCGCAGCCAGAAAATTTGTCGAAGCGAATATCTGCGCTCGGGCACTCGCCCTCTTGTGCAAACCGCTTTCCGTCTCGCCTTGTGTATTTTCTCGCGGTCATCATTTGCCTACCGTAACCTTTTCGCTTCTAACTCCAACGGGACGACTGTCGTTGGCATCAATCCATTTTTGAGCGTACGCCACCGCTTCAACGCGAGTTTTAAAATTCTTTTGAATCGGTATGTGCGTGCGGCCATCGTACACAACAACAGCCTTGTAGCCACACACGCCGTTCTTTCTGGCCGATGCCGTCTTGTTCATTTGTAATACCTATTTTGCTTGCGACGGAAAGAAGAGACGGCTGGAAACTGTTTTGACATTGAGTCATTCTGATCGCGCCATCCGACTGCCCAATCAGAACCGTCCTGCTCTTGGCCGGCCATGTAACGCTGAATACCGCGGACAACTTCGCCGCGGTGCGGATTAGCGTCCGACTTGGCGCCGCTAAGGCGGGCATTCTTTCCGGCTTCGTACTGGGTTGTCATTGGAGCCATCCCTTGCTGCTCACCCTTAATAGGGCGATTCGCCCTACGAGTCAAGCGGCAAAATCGTAGACTTCTTCGCCTGCGAAGTCAGTCTGCGTATTGAACAGCGCATCAAAGCACCTATCGACGGCCAGCTTATCCCAGCGCCGAACCCCGCCAATCTGTTTTGGCTTCGGCATCTCCTCCGACAGAACCATTCTGTCGAACGCTTGCGGCGTCACTCCGACGTAGGCAGCAGCGCGCAATCGCGAAAGCCCGCGTGGCCACCGCGGGTTGTTATCGTTGGCTGGCGCGTTCATGTCGGATTCACTTCCAAGTTAATAAGATCGTTGCCGGCTAGCCACGCTAGAACGTTCATGGCTTTGAAGATTCTAATTTTGCTGCCATCCGATCTAACTTGAGCGAGATAGCCACGCGGGAACTTAAGCGGAGGCTTCCAACCCTTCGGCAAGGTTAGAGTAATCGCGGCCTCTTCCATCGGCAATTCTGTCTCTCTCGCGAAGTCGATTGAATCGATGCAACGAGTGGCTAGGTCTTGAGGCTTCATGCTGGACTCCCTCTCAACATTGATCGATTGGCCAGCACGCGAACTTCGCTGTTGTGCCAACTCCACAACTCGCCAACATGCGGCTCTTCCTGCTGAATGCACGTCCATAAATGATCTGACTCCGCGCCGTAGTCGGTGAGGATGATTGCCATCGCTTCGCCGTGCGGTGTCGTCATCCACAAAGGTTGTCGCAGTTCGAGCATGGTCACTTGATTTCCCAACTAACAACCGGCTGCACTGGCGCGTAAACGGTGAAGTAGAGCTTGCCTCCGGCGCCAAGTCGGTACAGGTCGTCGGAGTCTAGCTCATAGCAGGACGTAATCGCGCCGTTCTCTTCTCTCACCGGCAAATCAATGCACTTGCCCATCGTGGCCGCGTCCCAATTCTTCGGCGCGGTGTAGACCTTGTTCATTCCGTCGAATGGTACGGGTTTCACCTCGCGTCCCCCAGACTCAAAATGCAGTAATCCGACTCCAACACCGCGCTAGAGAACGCACACGGCACGTCGCGACTCGTGATGTAGGTAACCTTGCGGTCAATGCTCTGTCCGGTGAACATGCCATTGATGTTGTCGTAGCGCCGGAGTCGCAGCGTGTCGCCAATCTTAAAGTTGCGATCGTTCTTGCGTAGGTCGTGCTTCTTGTGGCCGCTCTCGATTGCGTCGAAGAAGTGCGACCATGATTTGACTTCGTGGGTGGCCATAATGAGTCCTCGTTAAAATGGAATATCGTCGTCTAAATCTCTATGCGTAACAGGTCGGATCGGTGCCATACCAAACCTCTTGCTCTGTATCGCCACCGCACTAGGCGGTGGGGCGTGCTGCTCTGCCGGCTTCATTCCGACGATTTCAAAGAATTTGCCTTTCGGCCGAACCTGAATCTGCGCCGTCTCTTTCAGTTCTCCGATACGGTCAAGCCAGTCTTCAACGTCGGTCGGGTAGGGCTCGCGGCCTCCGTGATCGCGCCAGAACTTATCGCAGCGGCCCCTTGCCTTGCGCACCGAAAGCCAAAGCTTGTAGTTGACGAAGTTTGCTAGGAATTCGACGCGAACCGATTCAGAGCCTTCGGCGTTCTCGTGATAGTAGAACTTTCGAGTCTGCACGTTGAGCCATTTAGGGGCCTCCGTTGACAAGATCGGCGCGGCTGCAGATGTCGCGGCGTGCTTTGGCTTCTCATTCTCCGGAAATTTGTATTCGCAATCCGGACAAACCTTCGCGCTGATATGTACGTGCGATCGGCACTGGGGGCATTCCTTACACGGCGCTTCGCCGTCACCTTCACCCGGCTTCCGCGGCTGCGCAGTGTCTACCGGCCCGTGGCGCTTACTCACGTTGCCGCTGAAGTCCATGTACAGGCAGTTAGGCTTAGGACCGGCAGCGATGGCCGCCAAACGGCCTTCGACCGTGGACAGGTCAAACCCCTTGGCGTAGAGCGGGCGCGTACCACGGCCCGCAATTTGGACGTACAGCACACACGACAGGGTAGGACGAAGGTCCGCGATTAGATCAATGCCCGGGTGGTTAAATCCCGTGGTCAACACGCTGTTGTTGGTAACGCACTTAATCTTGCCCGACTTGAAGTCCCGCAGGATGCGTGCGCGCTCGTTCGACGGAGTATCGCCCGTCACCATCTCGCAAGTAATGCCGCAAGCCCGAAACTCGTCTCTCACGTGCTCCGCATGCTGTACGCCGGCACAGAACACGAGCCAAGCGTTGCGGCTAGCCCCGGCAGTTACAATTTCGCGAACGGCGGCTTGCGTAGTGGCTGTCTTGTCTACGGCCGCGTTGAGCGCACCGGGTACATAATCCCCACCTCGCCTAGCAACGCCAGACATATCAAATCCAGTGTCTGTAGCCTTCGACACCAACGGAGAAAGATAACCGTCTCGTATTCCGTTAGCGATTCCATAGTCGTAAACAACCTCCGTGAATAATCGCTCATCGCCTTCGTCAAGCCGGCCGCTGTCAGTGCGGTATGGCGTAGCGGTGAACCCGACAATCCGCATATCCGGATTGATCGCAAGCAAGTCTTGAATGAACCGGCCGTACATTGTGTCGGCAGTCTTCGGGATCAAATGGGCTTCGTCGACCATCAGCAAGTCAACGTGGCCGATCTTCTTTGCTTTGTTGTGAACTGATTGGATACCAGCAAACAGAATTTGAGAT